TAAAATTCATTATACCTCCTTGACTTTTTCCTGCCTCTGCTCTATAATAATAGGAACGGAGGGGCTTAGGCAGGTTGTTTGCCCCTCGACCCTCTAATTATATGACAGGCAGGTAAAAAAGTCAAATAAATTGGAGGATTTAAAAAATGGATTTAGGAATACGCACAGAGGAAGCAAAAGGGACGCATGTATTAGAGAAAGCAGAAAATAACGCGGAGTTTTTATATTATTTTATCGCGGCGTTATTGCAGGAAATGCCTTACGAAGCAGGCGAAAAACTGTTGGATACTGTAGAAAATTATTTGGATACCATTACGGATATCAAAAGTGAAGGAGTGTTAGCATGTATATAGTAACGGTAATACGGGACGAGGGATTGAGACGGTACGGATATTCGGACAAGGAAACGGCGATAAGGCGAGCGTATGAATTTGCAGAAGGAAGCTTTAAGGTATTAGTAGATACGCTGTCGGGGTTTGTGAGAGACGCAAACGGGTTGAGCGCAAGGAGGGACAAGCAATGAAGAAATATGAATTAACAGATATTACGATAGAACAAACAGGAATAACTCTTTATCGAATACGCGCAGTAAGGGCAATAAAAGCATTAGGAATCAAGAAAGGCGATTTAGGCGGGTACATAGAAAAAGAAGAAAATTTAAGTCAATCCGACAACGCGTGGGTATACGACAACGCGAGGGTATACGGCAACGCGTGGGTATACGGTGACGCGAGTGTATCAGGCAAAGCGTGGGTATACGACAACGCGAGTGTATACGGCAACGCGAAGGTATACGACAACGCGAGTGTATACGGCAACGCGAGGGTATACGGCAAAGCGAGGGTATCTGGCAACGCGTGGGTATCTGGCAACGCGAGTGTATACGACAACACAGACATTATATGGTGTTCCAAAATTGGATCAAGGTTTGGCACTACAACAGCATTTATTGAAAAAGATGGGGGAGTAAAAATAGTATGCGGGTGTTTCTGCGGCATGCTTAATGAGTTTGAAAAAAAGGTTGAAGAAACGCATGGTGATAATATCTACGGAAAAGAGTATAAGGCCTTTATAGAACTGATTAAAATTCATTTTGGCAAGGTTTGAGAGAAACGCGGATTATGCAGCCGGAAGGATAAAAGCCTATGGGTTGAAGGAGGTAAGGACGTGACGTTGAGGGAATTAAGAAAAACAGCAGGGCTGACGGCCGCTGCTGTAGCTGAAAAGTTAGGGGTAAATAAACAAACTATTTATCATTATGAATGGGGTAACAGAGAAATAAGTCTTGAAAAGGTTATAGTCTTAGCAAAAATATATGACGTAACCATTGAGGAAGTTGTTTACGCTCAACTTAATAGTCGTCAGAGCGGCCGATAAGATAATCGGAACTTACATTGAACAGATCGCAAAGCTTACGTAGAACATCTAAGGACGGTTCTCTATCTCCCCATTCATAATGATTATAGGCCATTGGACTTAATCCAATGGAAATGGAAACATCTTTTATTGTCAAACCTGCTGCTGTTCTAATTTCTCGCAATCTTGTACCTAGTATATTTTCTATCATAGTAATAAACCTCTTAAATATTATAACCAAAATGGTTGTAAAATGATTGACAACAACCAAAATGGTTGTTATAATGGTAACATAAACAACCAAAATGGTTGTTATAGCAATTACAAGGAGAATTAAAAGTATGTACAAGAATGAAAAAGAGAAAGTGGCGGCGAAAATAGCGAGGAAGTACGCAAACGGGGCATGGAAATGGACGGGAGAGGAGTTTTTGAGCGTGTGGGGAGAAAGAATAGGCGAAACGTATGTACAAACGTATATCAGTTGGAGATACAGAAAACTACGTGCAACGGTCAACGCGGAGGAGTATGGCATGGGTAGAGAGATAAAAGAGTTTGAGGGTGACGACGCGTTTAGAGAGTGTTTCAACTGGATAGCGGAGGAGACGATGAGAGTAGCAGAAATGGTAAACGCAAGAGTTGAACCGTATAAAAGCGGTAAACAGGAATATGAGTTAGCATTAAGAGGTGGTTTGAGAGCCTAGTTATTTGTAACTCTTAGACAAAAAGAAGAACGAAACTATTTAAAAGGAGTTAGAGATATGTACGAAGTAGTATTGGAAACACAAAGAATAAAGGTAAAGGATTTCGACGCGGCAGCGGAATTATGCGCGGCATTGGACAAGCTGGGAGTGGAAGTGGAATATATGGACGAGGAAGAGGAAAGTGAAGAGGCGGTAGAAGAAAACAGCAATATGTATATGGGATACCGTATAAAAGTTTAAGAGCCTAGTTATTTTGTAAAATTCTTAAACAAAAAAGGAGAAAAAGATATGAAAACCACCACAGAAACGATTTATACTTGTGAAAAGTGCGGCAATATGTTTTTCTTTGAAGACGCATGCAGAGCGCACGAGCAAGAATGCGACGGGGTAGCGCGAGGAAGACGCTTAGCGAATGAACTGACGAGCGTATTGAAGCGAATTAAATTTGATGAAAACATGGACGTTCAAACGCAGGACGGTAAGAGTATACTCGAAGCAGTATATGATGAAGATTGGCGTTGCATCGTACTGACATATTTTTGAGGTGAAGATATGAAAATGTACGAAATTAACGAAGAAATAAGAAACATGATAGATATGCTCGAAAGCGGCGTAATAGCATTTGAGGATGAGAACGGTGAAAAGCAATATATAACGGAAGCGCTTAATAAGTTGAAACTCGACAGAAGAAAAAAGCTGGAAAATATAGCTTTGGCGGTGGAAGAAATAGAAACAGCAGCAGAAGGGCTTAAAGAGCGTGCTAAGCTTCTTACAGAACGTTCAAAAACCGTGCAAACGAGAGCGGATCGCTTAAAAGAATACATAATTCACTCTATGGAGGCTTTTGGTGATAAGCGGATAGACGGTGAAATATGCCGTCTAACGATTAGGAAGAGCGATAAGGTTATAGTTGACGAAGAATTTTTGCCGTCTGAATATTGGCGTACAAAACCCGCCGTAGAGGAAGTTGACAAAATAAAGATAGCTAAAGACTTAAAGCTCGGTAAAGTAATTGAAGGTGCAAGGTTTGAAAAGAGCACGAGCTTGCAAATAAGGTGACGGAATATGAAAGAGTTTGAATTGCTGACAAAAGACGATATAGAGGTCAAAGTTAAGCAGGTGGGAGCAAACGGCGCGGTAGCACTCTTATATAAAACAGCAAGAGTGGATATGGCAAAACTTGATGCGGAAATCGGAGCGGAAAATTGGCAGTCGGATTACAAAGAAATTAAAGGTAATTTATATGCAGGAATAGGAATATACAACGTAGAACGTAATGAATGGGTATGGAAATGGGATTGCGGAGTCGAGAGCCGCGAGGATAACGATGGAAACCAAAAGAAAGGTGAAGCGAGCGACGCATTTAAGAGAGCAGGCACTAAATGGGGAATCGGTAGAGAGTTATATACTGCGCCGTTTATATTTTTAAAAGTAGAAACGCAACAAAAACAAGGCGGTAAAGGTTACGAAATTGTAAATCCATTTGCTAGGTATTCAGTACAAGATATTCAATACGACGGAAGGAGCATAGTGTCGGTTACAATATCCGATGATAAAGGTAATATTGTTTTCGGTAAAGCAGTTGCGCAAATGGATAAAAATCCAAACACTTCGCCTACGCTCACAAGGAAGCTGACGGTAAAACAACATCAGCTGGCGAGCAAGTGTCCCAACGACAGGATAATAATGTTTATGAATGCAATACCTGCAAAGAGCTATGACGAGCTGACGGAGCAGCAATACAGCGATCTGATAGCAATGGTAAAGGCGTATAAGCCGGCTAAGGACTAAGCAATGGAAATAATCGACGGCAGAATTACGGACTATGACGAGCGCGGAGAAATGGTAATAAGGGCGCATTACGAAAATATCTCCGCGCTGGCGCGATGCGGATATAAGGAATGTCGGATAGTATTACAGGACAGTCGGAGAATAACGAACGAGCAGAGAAGAAGAGCATATGCGCTGCTGGAGGAAATAACGGAGTACATGGGAGAAATGCCGGAATATGTAAAAAGACTGTTTAAGCTGAAATACATACATGACGAGTTAAAGGGAATGGCAGAGGGGATATTCAGTTTATCCGACTGCGATGTGACGCTGGCGAGGGACTTTATAACATATCTGACGGACTTTATATTGGCGCATGAGATACCGACGCGGGTACCGCTGAGAGAGCTGTGCGAGGACGTGGAAAAATATGTATATTCCTGTCTTATGCACAAAAGTTGCGCGGTGTGCGGAAGAAAAGCGGAGCTGCATCACGTGGACGCGGTGGGCATGGGCAGAGACAGAACGGAAATAGAGCACGAGGGGATGAGAGCGCTGCCGCTATGCCGCGAGCACCATACGGAAGCGCATACGTCCGGCAAGAGCGAGTTTTTGGAAAAGTACCATTTACAGGCAGTTAAGCTGGATAAGGAGCTTTGCGGAAAGTGGCGACTTAAGGCAAAAAACAAGGAGGCCGCGGAATGATACATAACGAAGAGAATTGCGCAAAACTGAATAAGCTGGTGCGAGTAATGAGAATAAAAAAGGTGACGAAGGAGGAGGTGATGAGTATGTTTGGGACGAATGAAAGGACGGCGAGGGATATGCTGCACGAGGTAGCGCTGAAGTGTCCGGTAATATCGGTATCGAACGAAAGAGGGTACAGGATAGCAAACAGGGGTTCGCCGGAGGATATACGAGCGGCAAGGCACGCGTATAACGAGAACAGAAAACGAGCGGACGAAATCCTGAAAAGGAATACTCCGCTGGCGCAGGTGCTGGGTATAGAACCAAAGGAGGGGCATAAATAAAAATGTCGAGGCCGCAGAAAGAGGGATTGGATTATTTCCCCTTCGACGTAGCCTTACAGAAAGATAAGAAATTGCGCAGACCGAAAATGAAGTACGGATACTTAGCGACGGAAGTATATATAGCATTACTGACGTTATTGTATTCGGAAAAAGGCTATTACATACCGTATAAAACATCATCGCAGAAAGAGGATTGTATCTGGTACGTGATGGATATATTGCAGGGTAAGTATCAGCCTGACGCAAACACGATTGCAGAGATTATTGAGGAGCTAGTGGCGTGTGAACTATTTAGCGGCGACCGCTATCCCGAAAATATAACCTCGAAACGCTCACAAGCTGTCTATTACTCAGCGACCGTAGAGCGCAAGTCAGTCGTAATAGACGATTCGATTTGGATGTTGTCTCTTTCGGAAATGAAAGATCTGTCCGAAAAGCATTTTTATTATCTTTCAAAGGTTAGTCAGACGAAAAACGAAGATAATCGACCGACAAAAGGGGTAAATCGACCGAATAATCCCCAAAGGAAAGTAAAGGAAAGTAAAGAAGAGAAAAGTAAAGGAAAGGATGGCGGTAGCAATTTATTGACTGAAGAGGAATATACAAGCATATGCGCGACAATAGGTCAAGACGCCGCCGACTATTATTTAGAGCGCGTAGCCGCCTTTTTAGAAAAGAAACCGACAGCGACGTTTAACGTTAAAGCAACAATACTTAAGTGGAATAAAGAGGACAAAGCGAAGGAGTTAAGCAAGGTACAGAACAAGAGCGTAAAAACATATACTACGGAGGCGCTGAACGCCAAGTTTGACAGTCTTAATTATGAGGACCTGTAATGGATTATAAAAAAGGAGATAGAAATGAATAAGAGTATAATAATAGGACGGATGACGAAGGACGCGGAGATATATACGACAAGCGGAGGGATAAGGCTGACGAGATTCAGCATTGCGGTAACGCGAGATTATGCAGATTCAAACGGGGACAAACAGACGGATTTTTTCAACTGCACAGCATGGCGCGGACTTGCCGAAGCGATAGTAAAGTACGTCAGGAAAGGCGATCGGATAGCGATAGTGGGCGAGCTTCAAAACCGCAGTTATGAGGATAAGGCAGGGGCTAAGCGCACTGTAACGGAGATATTAGTGCAGGAAGCTGAATTTTTGGGGAATAAACAGGTGTCGGAGGACAAGCCCGGAGAGGCAGCGTACAAGCCGCAGAAGGAAGGAGTATCTCTCGATACTCTGAAACCTATATCGGTAGCTGACGACGATTTGCCGTTTTAAGGAGCAAATATGAAATGCGAGTGCGGAGAAGAGCTAGGTTACACGGTAACGCCGTTTATGATGACGGAAAAGAGAGTATGCCCGGGATGTAAGAAAGCGCATTATATAGAGGACAAGCCTATAGACTGGGCAAGAGTATTCAAAGAGGGGCGAAGAAATGAACAAAAAGCAACAGATAGAAGAGATGACAAAAATAATCAATGAGTTATATTGGGTGTATGATACGGGGGAGAAAGATATAGCCGAAGCTCTTTATGCAGCAGGATACCAAAAGGGGGATGAGGTAAAGCGAGAAGCGATAAAAGAGTTTGCAAAAAGGCTGGAATCGGAAGCGGTAGAAAGTAGCGATATGTATACTTGCGGTATGGCAGTTACTGTAAGCGCTATTGAAAAACTTGTAAAGGAGTATTTGGGATGAGGGAAAAAGCGAGAGACATTTTAGAAGAATTTGCGCGCTGTTACAGCGAAGTTGATCTGAAACGTCTTACAAATATTTTGAATGAAATCGCAAAGGGAACGGCGCTTGAGATATACGAGCTGATGACGGGTGAATTTGAGCCGTATATTGACGGAAGCATAGCAAAGGAAATTGTAGAGAGATTCGGAGTGGAGATTGAAAAATGAAGCTATGGCAATACATACTTTTTGCAGGGATATTTATAATCCCGATAGCGATAGCCTATGTCATAGCGCATTTTGACGACAGAGACTAAGGGGGATACTATGACGTTTGAAGAGGCAAAAGAAAAATTAAAGCGTATACGATATTTGAAAAACAAGGCGCGCGATATAGTTGCAGATATAAATGAGTGTAAGAATAATAAAGCGGCATTATCGTTGAAGTCTGGTTTAGATGGAATGGAGCAAGTTGATGGAGGTAAGTTAAATAGTATTGAAGAACGTATATTATTGCTTATGGAAAAGCAACAACTACGTTTAGAAAAGCTATTGGACGAAATTATGTATGAAGAAGATAAGCTAAATGAAGCGGTACATTTATTGACGGAGACAGAACATGATATTATTGTAGGATATTATATGCGGGATAAATCTCATAAACGGCTTGCGCGAGAATTGCATTACAGTGAAGGACATATTAAATATTTAAAACGCAAGGCTTTAGAGAAAATAGCTAATAAAATATAAGTTGTTACTTTTATTACTTTTTCATGTGTTATAATGATATTGTAAAAATTGTAGCATGTCTTATCTCCTGGTGAAGAAACGTGATCATATTAAATAGATCGCGTTTTTTCAATATAAGGTAAAGGAGTGAAAAATTTGGCTAATCAACAGAATTTAAAACAATTAAGCCCGAGCGAAGCCCGAGAACAGGGCAGAAAAGGTGGTAAAGCGTCGGCAGAATCGAGAAGACGTAAAAAATCATTGAAAGAGGCTGCTCTTGCAATATTAGAAGTTGTGAGGAATAATCCTGATACAGGAGAGCAGGAGAATGGTTTTGAAGCTGTAGCCGCAGCGTTATTTCTGAAAGCTTCTGCGGGCGATATATCTGCAATAAACAGCTTACGAGATTTAATAGGAGAAAAACCGACTGATAAGGTGCAATTAGATGGGAACATAGAGGTAATATTCGATATTCCGCGTCCGAAGAAAGTGCGGACGAAAAAGGACGGTAATAAAATTGCAAATCAGGATAGCGTACACGCCCAATAAGAAACAAAAAATATTTCATTCATGCGCGGCGGATGAAGTAGTATACGGCGGAAGTAAAGGCGGCGGTAAAAGTTGTGCTCTTGTAATGGAATGCTTAGCGTATTGTCTTGAAAATAAGGGCGCTACCGCATATTTATTTCGTGAAACTTATGATGACTTAGAAGCGAATCTTGTTCAGGAATGGAAACAGAAAGTACCTAAGGAATTATATGAGTACAGTGAAAGCAAACATATTGCAAGTCTTAGAAATGGCTCCAGGGTTTTATTTAGATATATATCAAACGATGAAGATGCGGACGGCTATCAAGGGAGAAGTATAGATTTTATAGGAATAGATGAGTTAACAAAGCATAGTGAAAAAGCGGTACAGGTGCTGTTGTCGTGTTTACGCTCGCCTAAAGGATTTAAACCGTTGTTCAGAGGAACATGTAATCCCGGAGGGAAAGGTCATACTTGGGTGAAAAAAAGATATATAGAGGCTACGGGGCACGGTGCAAAACAATATCGTGATTGCGTAACCGGCAATATTATTGCTTTTATTCCTGCCCAAGTATATGACAATGAAATACTGATGAAAAACGATCCGGCGTATGTCAGACGTTTGGAAAATTTACCTGATGCGCAGAAAAAAGCGTTTCTCTATGGAGATTGGGACATATTTGAAGGACAGTATTTCGGAGAGTTTAAGTATGAAGTGCACACTTGCGATCCGTTTCCAATTCCACAGAATTGGAAAATTTATCGAACTTTGGATTACGGTTTGGATATGCTGGCTTGCTACTGGATCGCTTGTGACAGCGGTAACAGCGTTTATGTATTCCGTGAATTTTGTCAAAGCGATTTACCTATTTCTACGGCGGCGGAAAAAATATTGGAGCGAACCGAAGAAGAAGTATGGTGTACGCTTGCGCCGCCTGATCTATGGAACCGCAGTCAGGAAACCGGTAAAAGCAAGGCGGTATTGTTTGATGAAGCCGGTTTAAGATTAGAGAAAAGCAATAATGACAGAGAGGCCGGGTGGCTTGCAATTAAAGAATTATTAAAGATCAGGAATGACGGTCAGCCTCGTCTTAAAATTTTCCGTAATTGCACAAAGTTGATTTCAGATTTACCGGCATTGCAGTACGATGATAAGCGGCCTACAGACACAGCTCATGAACCTCACGAAATAACGCATGCTCCGGATTCGCTTAGATATTTTGCTATTTATTGGACATATCCTGCTGTTAAAAAAATATTGTTAGAGGAGCATAAGCTACCGTGGGAATTGGACGGGGAAAAACAAAATCATGGTTTTGATTTTATGAAATTTTAGGAGTAAAAATGAAAAATAAAAAGAAGATAAGCGATGATTTATTGAAATTAAACGCACGTGTTGCCGCGCTGGAAAAAACAATTAAGGAGTTGAATACCGATAAGGGCAATGAACTACAAAAGCCGAGTGGAGAAGAACTATTGTTAGAGCTGTTATATGGTGAAAATAGGGGCAAATAATGGACGAAAAAGTAACGAAACTTTATAAAGATTACAGTAGCGGCCGGGCATATCAGCAAAGCATGCGAATTGTTGAAACTGTTTCTGAAAATGTACGTTTTTATGAAGGGAAGCAGTGGGCGGAAAAAACGGAAAATACGCTTGCTATCCCGCGACCGGTGACTAATTATGTAAGGCTTATAGTAAGGAATAAAAAAGCCGGGATTTTATCAAGCAACGTAAAGCTGGCTTTTACATGCTCAAAAAACTCTGAATATGCTAATAAACTGACTCGATTTAATGATGCAATGGAAGCGGAAATGGATATGCAAAGATTGCGTGAGGATCTTGTTGAAAGCGGAATAGTTAAAGGAAGCGGTTTTTTGCATTATTACTGGGACGCGGACGCTGTGGGTGAAATCGGAGAATATAAGGGTGGCGTTCGCGCTGAAATTATAGATCCGCTGAATATATATTTTTCCAATCCTACAGAAACTGATGAGCAAAAGCAGAAATGGATCATCATTGTCTCTCGTATTGACGTTGATGCCGTAAAGTCTATGGCGGACAAATCTGTAAATAAAGACGATATTATTCCGGATAATCGTGATAATAACGATTATGACGAAAAGGAACAGGCGGACGGCGATTTGGTAACTGTTTATACAAGATATTTTCGCAAGGGCGGCGAAGTTTATTATGAACGCGCGACTAAATCAATTATGCTGCATAAACCGCGAGCGTTGACTCCTTCAATCGAGAGTTTGGAAAATGACAGCTATAGATTGGACGAGGCGGAGAGTAGCAGTCCGGACAAATCAGAAAAAGCTATGGTTTTTGAATATAAAGCGAGGCTTTATCCGGTATTAGCATATAGGTATGAGAAACGCGAAAAATGTATTTACGGACTCTCCGAGGTGGAGGGTATAATTCCCAATCAGAAAATAATAAATTTGATGTCAAGTATGCATGCGTTGGCGGCGCAAAATACTGCTTGGGGAAAGTATATCGTGTCTGAAGGGGCATTGCGCGGGCAGGTAATAACAAACATTCCGGGACAGGTTTTGATTGATTACAGTCCTGGCAATGTGGCTGGTAACGGCATAAAACAGATGCAGGGACAACCTATATCGGATACGGCGCTTAAAATAGCCGATACCTTAGCTCAGACGACGAGAATTGTAACAGGAGCAAGCGAAACGGTTGCCGGCGAGGTAATGGGAGCCAATCAATCAGGCGAAGCTATAGCGCAGCTTCAGGCGCAAGCGCTTAAACCAATAGACGACCTTAAAGAAACATTTTGGCGGACGTGTGAAAGAGGAGGAAAGATAGTCGAACAGTTTTATAAGCTGTACTATGAAAATAAACCGTATAGTTATCTTGAAGAAGATGAGTGGCATGAGGATATTTTTAATGGCGCGGAGATACAGAACTTTGAATTTTCGGTAAAGGTAGAGGCTGGAGCCGGAAGTAAATGGAGCGAAGCAATAAGCGCTAATATTCTTGAAAGACTTATGTCTGCCGGACTTATAGATTTTTCGACTTATATCGAACTTTATCCGGATACGGCTATGCCCTTCAAATCTACTCTTAAACAAAAAATTGCGGAAAAGCAGCAGAGCGAAACTGCAATGTTAAAGTCACAATTTCAGCAGCAAAATATAGAGCTTGAAAAAACTAAGAAACAGATACAGCAGCTTATTGAATATATGCGGGAGCAGCAGTCAACTGTACAAAAAGCAGTCTTGCTTATTTCAAGGTTTGACGAAATGCAAAAGCAACTCGATGCCATAAAGATAGAATCGGCAACGAAAATATTAGCGCAAAACAGTGCACTTAAGGTCATGGATAAAAAGGGAAAAGAAGTAACGCGCGATGCTAAGCTTATGGCGGAAGTATTAAATCGCCGTAATGCAGACCGAGGTGTTATCGCTGGTAAAGCGACACAATATATCCCAACGCAACAGGGTAAAAATGCGAAAATTCCCATGCAAGAGGGTAAAAATGCAAGTACAGGTACGGAGGTGTAATGGAAGAGGAAAAATTGACAGCGCAAACAAGCACGGAGAATGAATCGGTGCAGGTCGGAAACGCTGAACCCGACGAAGAAAAGCAGGTAGACGCATCGGAAAATGTTAGCGATGCGGAGTTTGCCGAATATACGGCAGACGCTGTAAACAATGGTTCTGGTGACGCCGAGCAAGTTCAGAAAGATTCCGGGCAGTCCGGAGAAGTAAATTCCGAGACAAACAAAAAAGAATTTGGTAAAGATTCTGAACAGGCGCGCATGAGGCGGGAACGCGACAAAAAAACTGCCCTGGAGCGGGAAAGAAAGGCGGCTGAGGAAAAAGCGTATAGAAAAGGGCTAACAGATGCGGTTGGCGGCGTTAACCCTTATACAGGTGAAACCATTGAGGATGATGCCGATATTGACGAGTATATTTTGATGCGCGATATAGATAAAACAGGCGGCGATCCTATCAGTGATTATCATCGGTACGCTAAAGAGAAACGCAAGCAGCAAAGTAAACTAAGGACAGCGGAAATATCTGCGGAGAATAAGAAAAAGTGGTTTGAGGACGATAGAATAAAATTCCTTAAAGAATATCCCGACGTAGATATTGCTAAACTTGCACGGGACGGTAGTTTTCAGCTGTTTGCACGTGGGAGAATCGGCGTTTCGTCTATGAGTGAAATATATAGCGACTTTATATCGTTAAACGCTGAATTTGAGAGACAAGCGGAAAGAAAATTACAAATGGAGATGGCGAAATCAAAGGCCTCGCCCGGCTCGCTGTCTTCTTCGGAAACCGCTTCGATTAGTTACGGTGAAATGTCCGACGCGGATTTTGAACGTAAACTAAAAGCGGTATTAAGAGGCGAGGAAAAAATTTAAATTAAATAAGGAGTTAAAATTATGGCACAGACAGTAAATACAATCGGCACGTTAACAGCCGAAAACAGAGTTTTTTATGAGCGCGCTCTTTTGAAGCGTTTGCTTCCCACATTGCACGCGTATAACGACGCGCAGAAATCGATTTTACCCAAGAACAGCGGAACGACCGTAAATTTCCGTAAATTCAGTTCGCTCGCTATTCCTACGTCGGCGCTTACCGAAGGCACTACGCCTAACGGAAAAAATCTGGCGGTAACCGCTATAACGGCCGAAGCAAAGCAGTATGGAGATTATGTCGTAATATCCGATCTTTTGGCTAAAACGGGAATCGATAAGGCGCTTACGGAGGGCTCTTTGCTTTGCGGAGAACAAGCGGCGTTGCTTATAGACAGCGTAATATTGGACGCTATGTATAAGACCACAAACGTCGTTTTTGCCGGCGATAAGGCAACCGGTACTATCACTGCTGCAGATACTCTTAAAGAAGCAGATATTATGAAAGTTGTCCTTAAGCTTAAAAATAAAAATGCGCGCAGGTTTGAGGACGGCTACTATCATGCGATAATAACGCCCGCACAAGCCTATAGTCTTATGGGAGAAACCGGGTGGATCGACGCCGCAAAATACGGCTCAATAAAAAAACTGCTTAAGGGGGAAGTCGGAGAACTTCACGGTGTGAGATTTATGGAATCTACCAACGCCAAAACAATTTTAAAGACCGACTCGGGCGCTCACGGCGCAGCCAGCGCAAAAATCGATACATCTGACGCGATAATTTACGGCGCCGATAGTTATGGCGTTGTGGATATGGAAAGCGGCGCCGGAAAGCCGGATATAATAACCAAAGATTTCGGTTCGTCCGGAACAGACGATCCGCTTAATCAACGCGCATCAGTAGGTTGGAAAAATCTTTTTACGGCAACCGTCCTGGATAATGACGCAATCATAAAAGTAACGTCTGCTATAGCTGCAGTTTAACGGTCAAGCGTGGAAACGGTTTTCCGTTTCCCGTTTATGCCTTTGAGAGTATGTGCCGTGCAACTCGGCGGAAAGGCAAAGGAGAATGTAAATTATGAAATTGGGAGATATCAAAGCCGAAGCGTTAAACTTAATGAGTATTATCGGATATATGGGTGCCGACAATACTAATATTGATACGTTTTATAATGACGATACGGCCAGAAGCTATCTCTACGCAATGAACGGCAGCTTGAACCGTGCTATGACGCGCTTGTATAACGAAGGCAAGCTGGGTAAAAAAGATGTTTTATTCAATAATACGGCTCTTAACGAGTCGGGCGAGTATGATTTGTCGTTACTGTCCGATTACGGTCGCGCCGACAGAGTTTTTATTCGAGATGAAAACGGCGGAGAACGGCCGATAAATTTTATTGTTGAGTCAAACAAAATAAAACTCAGACGCTTTATAAACCCAAAACTCAGTTATAGACTTACATACTATAAGAAAGCTCCGTATATAACGTATGATACGCCGAATAGCGCCGAGCTTGATATTGCGGATGAAATCGGACATATTTTACCGTATTTTATTAAAGGCGAACTTTATGCGGATGAGGAACCCGGCGCGGCGTCGGCAGCAATGAGTTATTTTGAGCAGTATTTATTTGCTATTTGTGAAGATAACGGACGGCAGGAATATGTGCAGCCTGTTTTATTTGTATAACTTTAATTGGAGTAAATAATGCGAATAAATGTACCTTCATTCGTTCAAACGGAACGAAAAAACAAGTTTATAGATGGATTTAAGGGCGTTGATTACTCTTCTTCGCCTGTTAACATTAAACCGTATCGCGCTGCGCAAATAAAAAACTTAGTTTTGACTGACGGAGTTTTGCATAAACGAAACGGTTGGGAGGAGTTTTTTTGTCCGCCTCACGAAACGGAAAATATAGTTGATGTTATTTCGGCGTTCGACGGATTATTCATAGCTACTTTTGCGGTTCCTGATACTATACGGGTATATTATTTCAAAGACGGAGAAACGGAAACTCTATTGGAGACGACTTCGCTGAAACACGGAGGATTAACCGGAAGATTTGTAAAAAAAGAAAATGAAATTTATTTTTTGTCTAATTACGGCAAACTTTTTACCATTTACAGGCAAGGCGACGATATTTCCTTATCAGAAATCGTAAGCGCTTATACTCCGGTTGTTTCTATCAATGGAGGCCCTGGAGAGGAAAATAAGCGGGAAAGACTGGACGATATAAATTTATTGGATGTAAGAGAAATTACTTATAATTTTGTAATGGGAGAAATTGTTGAATATGTATCTCCGGTCATGGAAAAATTACATTACAACTCGTCAACCGATTACAGTAAAAATTACGGACTTTACAATGAAATAGGTTCCGCGCCTTTTGAACCCGCAGAGCTAATCGGCATAGAACTTACAAGCGATTTCTTTATTAGCTCTTTTAGAGAAGAGCTGGTAAGCGATCACTTTACCGTAACGCTAGAAATTGTGAATGACAATGGAAAAACTGTTAGCTGCGTGTCACGAAAAGTGCTTACCAATAATGTTGATCTTATACCGAAGCAAGTTTATATAAGCGATGTTGCAACTTTCAATAGAGCTAATTATTATGGCGGTCAGATGCTTAAGTTTCATGACGCTAATTGGTCGGATATAATCCCCGATACTGATTATGATGCTATCATAGCCAGAAATCCTAATAAAAATTTATATTATCTTTTTATGAACACAGCTGCCTTGCCTTACTTGCGTTCGCCGTATATGAGAGACGACGACGGTGTATTTCAGGATAATGCCGTCGTTTACGGATATGCGCGCGTGACCGCTGCGACTATGGAGCTTGCCGGGAAACTGGAAGAGGCTTATATTAACTGTATTTTCGGATCGGCGGCTAATGAAAACAGATTGTTTCTTGCAAAAGAAAATTATGTGTTTTATTCGGCGGTAAATGATTATACTTATTTCCCCGAAAGCAATGTGATTAAGTGCGGCAGCCCGGAAAGTCCCGTTACGGCTTTGTGTAAAATAGCGGACGGAACGCTGGGCGTCAGTAAGAGTATAAGCGACAGCGGCGATAAAAGTATTTATTATATAACGCCTATTTTAGTTAACAAAAAGGTGAACGATGAAAACGTGATAGAGACAGAAAGCTTTATTTCTAAAGCCGGAGCAACCGGTTACGGCGCTGTTAATGACAGATGTATGCTTAACTTTAGCGACGATTATGTATTTTTAGCTGATGAGGGCTTGTTTGGCATAGTTACGCAACAAAATATTTCTTCAGATGTCAGGTTTATGCGGGAGCGAAGCGGCACTATAAATCCTGAATTGATGAATGCGGATTTAAGTGAAGCATGTTGTTTTTCCCATAAGAATAAATTATACATTTCTGACGGGAGCAAAACTTATGTTGCCGATGCCCGATATCGATATACCGAGGATAAAGATATGGACGACACGTTCAATTACGAATGGTTTGTCTGGGATATATGCGCGAAGGCTTTTTTTGTATTTGAAAATTCTTTATGTTATATTTCTGCGGAAAATAAGTTATGTAAATTGAGAAACGACAATATTTTTGCAGACGTTGTAAAAGTTTCTATTTCTGCTAATACGGTCGGAGTGAGCGTTGCGGATGGAACAGGAGGTTATGTAAGCGCCGTCAGTAGAAGTGCGTTGGATAAATTTGAACCGGGGGATTTATTGGATACGGCTACGGTAATAAGCGTCGATACGGAAAACAGCACAATTACTTTTAACAAACCCGTTACTTCGCAAGCAGCAATATTAAGTCAATTTCGGGCAGTAAAGGCATTTTGGGAAAGTCCGTATATTGATTTAGGCGCAAATTATTTACTCAAAACTTTAACGGGTATCGGCATCGGTTTAGAGCCGAATTACGAAAGTGAAGTTCAATTTAGTTATGCTGCATCGGTCGGAACCGATAAAGGCACCGGAGCCTATACGGTAGATGCGCCGACAAGAGGCGTTTTTAAGCTGGAAGATATAGGAAGCGGCGAAAACGCTGCGGAGTTTGGGGACTTGAATTTTGGCAACATAGCGTTTACGGTAAACAGATTTGCTCAAAACAATGTTAAACGCGTAAGACTGAGGAATGCAAATTACGTAAGATTTGCATTTTTATCGAACACAAAGAGCGATTGCGCAGTTAACAATGTTATGTTTGAGTATAAGGTAATCAAGCCGTTGAGGGGCGTAAGATAATGAGCGTAAATAAAATCAGTGAGGAAGCCAGAGGAAAACTTCGCAACAGTTCCGTGCTGGGATTACCGGACAATCCTTCTGTAGCCGGAAAGACTGCCGCTGACGTTAAACGCGCAATGGTGGAATATGTAACCGGCGTATCGGAAAATGATGACGCGCTATCGGGTAAAACCAATATTGTAAAAGAAATTAATCGCATAGTAGCTGAAATAAACGAAGATTTGACAGAAGTAGCAAGAGAGTACGGAATTACTTATGCTGAGGTTAAGAAATTATTGCTGGCGCCGGATTATGCAAATGCCGGCAATGAAGCTACTGTTGAAAATCCGTCCAAAGTTAGTATCGGGCCCAACGGAAACTTTGTTTTTGAAAATTTACGCGGTGAGCGCGGCTATAAAGGCGATACGGGCGAAAAAGGAGAAAAAGGCGACGATATATACAGTTTTGCTTTATCTCAAGGAGATTTGCTGTTAGTAAAAGCAGATGCTTCCGATAATAACGTAAATTATCTTATAGACGAATTTGGAATCATGTCGATTAAAATCAATTATTAAAAAGGAGAATATTATGGCGACAACAACTGTTAATTTGGGGCGTGTAAAAGGCTCAATGTGGTACACGGGTACAGCCGATGATAACTCGGCCATAGCGGCCGCGCTTTCATCGGCCGGTTATATACCGTTGAAGCTTGATTTGTATTTAAATATTGAAAACGGCAATATATATCAATATGCGCCGGTTTCCGAGACGCTTACTTGGGTTTTGAAGGGTAACATAAAAGGCGTTGAGGGACAAGGTTTCAGTATTGCTAAAACTTATAATTCGATTAGCGCAATGAATGCGGGATTTGCAACTGACGGATTGCCCGAGGGTGCTTTTGTCATTATTGAAAACGGCAATGTTAACGATCCGGATAATGCAAAACTCTATGTTAAGGGCGCTGCGGCTTATGGTTTCATTACCGATATGTCGGGTTCACAGGGTATAAAAGGCGAGACGGGCGCTAAAGGCGAGCAGGGAGCTAAGGGCGAGCAGGGTGTGGGTATTTCCGCTGTGACTATTGACGGGGGAACAAACGTATCTGACGGCATATCTTACACTTTGACCATTCAAAAAACCGATAATTCGTCCGTGCCCGTTACTTTTATTGCTCCGCGTGGTATTAAGGGCGAAAACGGCGCTGACGGTATGGCGGCAAGCATTACTATCGGGACGGTAAATACGGGGGCGGCAGGCAGTACTGCTCAGGTTACAAACGGCGGCACGGCGACGGAAGCAGTATTAAATTTTATAATTCCGCGCGGCGATAAAGGCGAAACCGGCGACAAGGGTGCAACAGGTGATACGGGGCCGGCCGGCTCGGACGGTAAAACTCCAAGTTTATCGATAAATACAAGTGGAGAACTGATTGCAACTTTTGAATAAAGGAGTGTATATGTCTACAATCAATTTAGGAAGAGTACAGGGCGGCGGAGTTTTCGGTTCTACGTCTACTAGTTATACAAGTATTTTGAAATCGTCCGTTCAAAGCGGAAATATCGATCCGTTAGTTGGAGACACGATAATTAATGCAAACGGAGATATGTGCAGAATAACCGCTATAGCTGCCTCATCTTATAGTGTGACGAAATACGGAAGCGTAAGAGGGCCACAAGGCGAAAAGGGAGAAACCGGCGATATTTCTACTGCAGGAGTTGTAACGTTAAACACGGTTCAGTCGATAACTGCGCTTAAAGTATTTGATCAAACGCCTATTAAGCTGATGTATGCCGGAGACGGTACGTATTTGCAACCTTTGCAAAAGTATAACTATGAGGGAGACGTATATGTTACAATTCCTCATAAAAACGGCACTTTGGCTATGGTCGGCGATATGGAATGCGGGACTGTAAGAAAAAGCGTAACTTCTACTGCTGACGCATGGGTTTATACGGGCTGTTCGGTAAGCGTCCCTGCCGGTAAAACCGTTATTGTGAGCGGGTCTTGCGAGTGGACGGCTTCAAACAGCAAAGAGATAGCTATTTGTACAAATAGTGATACGGGACAGGTGATATATACAATGGTTTGCGGCGCTTCGGTGTTCGGCTCGGTATCGTGTTGTACCAGGATATACCGCAATACGGGAAACAATGCGGTAACATTATATCTTATGGGCAAGTGGGTAAGCGCCGGAACTCAAAACGCTTGGCTGGATTATATCAGAATAGATTAGAGGAGGAGTATTTAATGATAACCTACGTTGTGACTAATAACGACATTATTGTTCTGGTCGATACCACAATACCCGATAATACTGCCGGCGGTGTAGTAATAGATATTCCGAAAGAGGAGTTAGACAAGATAGTGCCGGGTAAGTCGAAACTTATAGGCGAAAATGTAATTAACCCGAATAGGTATTATCTTGAATTATCCAATAACGTGATTGTCGGCTATTCAACGGAAGAACAGGATGCGTTTAATACTCCGGTTTATTTGTTCTATGACGAAATCGCGCATTTAAAATTAGGATATTCCCAATACGTCAACGGTGAAGTCACCAGTCCAACGGATACTGAATATCAAGCACACCTAAACGAGTTAAGAAACACGCCAGAAAGCTTACAGTGGAAATACGAGGCGTATGTCGAACAGTTGATAAGAAAGAAATATACGGTTTCACAGGAATTGGCGATACTCCGGCAGCGGGACACAAAGCCCGAAGAATTTACGGCATACAATACATACGCCGAAGAGTGTAAGGCTCAGGCAAAGAAGGAATTTAATATTTCGGAGGAAGTTGTAAATGAAAACGGCAATTAAAATTTTATCGGTAGTATTTTTGGTCGGAGCCTCGGTGTGCTGCGTAATATTTAAAAATGAGCTTGAAAGCTTTTTGGGACAAGATATTAACAGCGTCGTATTGCCTTTGGTTACAAGCATAATAAGCGTATTCGCGGGATTGACTTTTATATTTTCTAAATTAAAGTCGGCTATAGGGACGCTTACGGATAAAGATATTAAAGTCGCAGATATTTACAGCAAGACGAACAAGATTTTTGAAGAGTTTAAGGCGGATTTCATGTCTATTAAAGCTGAGAACGAAGAGCTGCGCATTGCCATAGATCGGCTTATAAAAATAAAATCAAAAGCAAGCGACGCGGCTGTTTTACTTGTGGGGCAAGATAACGCGGCTGTAAAAAACGGTACGGCGGCAAAAATTGCGGAGGTGCTTAACGATGAACAAAACGATTAAACTTGCGATTTTGCGCACCGGATCTTTTTTGTCGCAATTAGCGCCTATGGGAGTGTATGTCGGCATAAATTGGAGGAATATTGTAACAACTTCTCAAGCTGGCTGGTCGCTGACTATAGGAGGCGTTCTTGTCTGTATGGTTGTCGGGTTGCAAATGGCGGGTAAGTTAGGTAAAGTACTCGGAAATGGAGTTACCGTAGTGGCGTCTATGTATGTGATACTGACGTTGCTGCAGCCCATTTTACTTCAGTTAAACGATATCCTTTTATGCGTTCTTATCGGACAAGGTGTAAATGTGATTGCATTTAAAAATGTCATAGCTCGAACCGTGAAAGAAATTGACGCCGGCATTACAGCTGACGCTACCGCAAAAAGCATGGAAAGCGTTATGTCAAAATATACCGGGAGAGTATAGTTATGGACGAAAATAAAGTTAAGGATTTTTTCAGAAATAATATAATCCCGATAATAATTGCGATTGCATGTTTGGCATACATAGCAAGGGGATTGATTGCAATTAACGAAACTGGAAAAACTCCGTTCGAGATTATAGGAGACGGAGCGCTAGCTCTTTTATTTTCGCTGTTTATAACTCAAATGTTCGGGGAACAAGGTTTTTTAAAAGGCGACCAAAATGAAAAAGTAGTGGCTACAAATAAACTACACGGAGAAACCGTGGACAGCATTTGCGATTATATAAATTTGTTGGACGAATGGTGCGATAAGAAAAATATCGAGGCTTTGAAAAAATCCCGCCGAAAGATTTTGTCCAGGGAGGGTATGAAATACGAGGATTATTTCGATGAACAAGGAAATTCCCGAGAGGTTGCATTTGATTTTAAAAATAAGGAAAAGCGTAAGAAAGAGCTTAAGCGCTATATTTGTTACCGTAAGGCTTTAAGAAAACGCATAACGCCTTTGACTGTTTCGTCGCTGACAAGCGGAGATGGTATGGATGACGATCCTTATAATATGGGAAAGGGCAGAAAGGAATATCGTAAGTCTAATGCCCGTACAGGTTTAATAAGTAAAATGGCAACGTCTGTTTTAGCCGGTTGTTACGGGGTTAATCTTATTGCTAATTTTTCATGGGCGGAATTCGTTTGGACACTGTTGCAGGTTGCTTTATTTTTGCTTATGGGCGCCATGAATTGCGTTAATACATATTTTTTTGTTACTGATGAACTGCGTGCGAGAACAATACGTCAGATTAATGAGCTTGATAAATTCAAAGCCGACGTAACAAAAGAACACAACATTATAAATTTTATATCGGAGGAGTGTTACAATGACGTCAAACAGAATGACAAAGGTTAAAACCGATGCTGACGAACTGAAAAGCGTGTCTCAGCAGGCTTTAGGATTGGCAGGTTCCGGCGACAAGGGTATTGCGGCAAATAATGTTGCCAATAAGCCGTACACAATGAATGATTGGTTGGGTAACGGTACCGTTAAAAACAAAAATGTTAATACTGCGGCTGACTCCGTTATCGATTCTGATAATACTCAAAACAATAATTCTGCCGCGGCGGTTAAAGATATTTCTGCAAAAGGAAACAGCGGTTCCGCGACGTCGTCTGCAAATAACGGCACAAATAATAATTCGGAGCTGTTTGAAAATTATTTATCTCCCTTAAACGATAAATACGGCGGTAGCTTGGTCGATTACGACGCTTCCGGGCTGGAGGGATATGAGTTGCAGAAGTACCAGAATGACAGGGACGCTTTTGACGTTTATGAAATTCTTAATAAAAATTACATGACTTCGCAGGAGCAGGCGCGTGATAATATGTACGAGCAGCTCAGGGATGCCTATGTTTCTACCGAATTATCCAAGAAATATCTGACGGAACAGCTTGCGCGCAGTGGTTGGGACACTAATATCGGACTTACTACGTCGGCGGCGTCGGATATTAATACTCAGTATGCAAATAGTCGTGCGGATGCGCAGAGAGAATATAATTCACATATGCGCGAGTTGCTTAACGATACGCAGTCCCAGCTTCTTGAGACCGAATCCGCTCGTAGAAACGCTAACAGCGAGCTTGATATTCAGGAAATAGAAGAAAAAAGAGCGGCTGCTTATAACGAAATAGGCAACATGATTACAAATTATTTGTCAGGGGATAAGACTTACTCGCTTAAAGAAATTGCGCAGAATATAAATGAAAACCAATATCTTGACGCAGAGCAGAAAGAAAAGCTTGCCAAAATAGTCGGTTTGAATTTTGAAAACGACGAGTATAAGGATCCTGCTCCTGATTTCGCTACTCAGAATAAATACGGTATAGTTGATCCTTATGCGGGTATTGTTCTGGATACAGCCGGTGCAGAAAGCTTCGGTAAATACAACGGAACCGGAAAGGGGACTCAACAAGACCAGTATATCAATAAAATTATAGGAAAGGCAAAGGAAGGAGCAATAGATAACGGCACCGTCATAAACATGAATTACGGCGCCGGAAAAGCCGATAATTACGTTTATTACAACGGACGGTTTTATAAAACGACAAATAAAGCGACCATTGATTCCGATAACGTGGATAAAAACTGGAGCGAGCAAAGCGTTGATAACGATAATGGCAATCCGAGTTATACCCAACAAATATTTAATTCTCTCTCGGAAGGTGAAACTAAAAACGTGGGTGGATTTGCGTGGAAACGAAAAAACGGCAAACTATATGTTTATGCGCGTGGCGGCTGGCACGAGGCGAAAGTTTAATTTTCGTTGCCGGCATTAAGCGGCAATGCTTTTTATCGCTATAAATTACATTTTATCTATGATTTCCTGATATTTTGCTAAGTCGCGTTTGCATTGTTTAAGTTTTTCTTCAGTTTTAGTAATTTGATCGTCGGTTGCTTTTACGTCTTTAAGATAGTTTTGATAATTACTTTCAAGTTTATTGCTCTGTTTTACTAATTCGCTGTTTTTCTTTTGATAACTTTGATATAATTCTTTTTTTCTTTGAGCGCCGTACCCGGAATTTATATCTAATCCCTGTCTAGCCAATTCTTCGGCTAAATAACGTTGTTCAATAATGTAATTGCTATAGTTCTCGCTAATTTTATTATCAATAGCTTGTCGCTCTGCTTCAAAATCATCTTTTAGTTGTATAAGATTGTTGTATAAAATTGCGTAATGTTTTAAAGCGCAATTATAATATTCTTGTAAAAACGATAAACTTGCCCATTGTAATATATTAGTTAAATCATCTTTTGTCTTAGCTTTATCGTAAATCAATAAATGAGCATTTTCTTTAGCAGAATTAAGATTTTTGAGCGTTGAGGTCGGCATTGTCATTCCGTTTGTTGAAATAAGTAATTTTACGTCGTTTAATCTTGTGTCTATTTCAATTAAAGTTTGTTCTTGCTGCGCGTTGAAATTATCGGTATTGATATCTGCTGTATCATTCTGGGTGATATCATCTGGTGTATCGGGCGGCGTATCTGAACAAGCGCCAAGTAAACCGCACAGAGCAATTAGCATAACAAGAAATAAAAAGTTAATAAATCTCATTTTCTTTTCCATATTAGTTTCCTTCCTTTTATGTAGTTTTTTACTTATTATAACATAATTTTTTAATAAATCAATTGTGAGGATAATATAATGATATATAATCTCAATAAAAACAAGTCGAATCCTGTCGAAAATTATCACCGTAAACTTGCGGAGCGTAAATATGCCCGAGATAAGAGTTTAAAGACGCGCGACGAGGAAATTAACGCGGAAAGCAATTACATTCAAAATACGCCGGAATTTGAGTCTTATACGCCTGCTTACGACGTAAATCAGAATATTACGCAGAATGTTGCCGAAAAGACAGAGGAGGAAACCAATAAAGGCGGTTTCTGGGGCGGCTTGGGATATGCTATTGAGCAGTTGGGCTTAGGTTTGGTGCGTTCTTTGGAAGGAATCAGCGATTATGTTGTAGGCGGCGTAGCCGAATTGTTCGGGCAGGATGAGTGGGCGGACGAGCAGATGCGCAACGATTGGATTAACTACGATCATGCTAATGAATGGTATAATCCTGACGGCGTAATGCAGTTTGTGGGCGACGTGGCAAGCGGCGTAGGCGGTATGCTGCCGAGTATAGGCGCAGCGGCAATACCCGGTATCGGCCCTGCGCTGTCTACCGGTATGTTTATGACGAGCGCGGCGGGACAGAGCGTGTCGGACGCAGCTAAACAGAATGAGGGACTGAGCGGCAATGAATGGCTGTACGGCACGGGAAGCGGACTTGTGGAAGGTTTGGTAGAAAAGATTAGCGGCGGCACGGGCAAGCTTTTAGGCAAAGCCACCGGCAAAATGTTTGGAAAACAAATCGCAAAAAGCACGGCGGGAAAATTGGCCGCTAACTTTGTCGGCGAGGGCTTGGAGGAAGTCGCCAGCGATATAATCGATCCGGCGTTAAGAGGAATAACGGGCGTCAACAGCTGGGAGGAGGTAAAGCGGCAGTACGGCGATCTGCCCGAGCAGCTTCCGCATACTTTTTTAGTCGGCGGAACGGTCGGATCGGTATTGGGCAGCGCGGACAGAGCGGGCAGAGCTATACAGGCAAAAGGTTTTAATAATCTCAACGCTATTGAAAACGCTTCGGAATTTAAGCGCGTCGAAGGACAAAACGCACAGGCCGCCGTAAAGGGCGGAAAGGTTCTGGATAATACCGCTTTGCGTGAAAAGCTATCCGACAATCTGCGTAAAATGGATTCGGCGCAAAGAAGCGAATTTATTTCCCGCAACGGACTTGAAAATTATTTCAATGCCGACGGCGGTATAAAGTCGGCATCTGAAAACAGTATCGTGTCGCAAGGATACAACGCTCAGGCATACAGCGAAAATATCGCTAATATCGATAAAGATAAACTAAAATACAAGCCTACCGCCAACGCTATCCGTCCGGATATAGCGCAAGCGGTTAAGGACGTTACGCTGTTATCCGACGGCAACGGACAGTATGTTATCACGGACGGTTTAAGCGACGGCGTTAACGGTTTTTACGACCGTGAAAGCGGTATAACTTATTTGTCGGGTAAAGCCGATGCCGGAGACGTGCGCTCCTATGTCGCTTCGCACGAGCTTGTGCATACCCTGGAGGGTAGCAGGCAATACGAGCGTTTTGCCAATACGGTGTTAAAGGAAATCAATTCCAGCGAAGCTCTGAAAAATAAATATAACATTGATAGATATATTCAAAACTATTCGGCGGCGCATGACGGCGTTGCGCCTGAAACCCTGCAGTACATAGTGCAGACGGAAATAGTGGCGGATTTTGCCGCAAAGGAAATGCTCACCGACGAGGCTGTTTTGCGGCGGCTTATAAACCGCGACAGGAATATCGTACAGCGGATTTTGGACTGGGTAAGGGATAAAATAAAAATCCTCGTCTCTAAAGGCGGGGACAGGAGTAATATTGCCTTTTATAAAAAAGCGGAAAGACAGCTTGCCAAAGCTTTGGATAATCCTACCGGAGGCGTAAGCATTACTGCAATGGATAACGCTTTTAAAGCAAAGGAAACGTCGCGCAATCAGCGGTATTTGGAAACAGAAAACGCCTCTGCGGAAGCACAGGCACAGGCGGCGAATAGGGGACAGGCGGAGACTATTCGCTTCTCTCTTATGAACAATCGTTCTTTTGAGAATAACGTGAAGGATATTCTCTCAATGAGTGACGCAGACGCCCGTGCTGCAAAGGCGGCGGACTCGTATATTTCTATAATGAAACACACTCCCGACGTTATTCTCAACAACGTGGAGGGTGCGCAAGATTTGGAGGTGATTATACGCTTTGACGCGCTTTATCTCGCCTCTCGCGCCGACGGTGCGCTTGACGGGAATTATCATGATCTCGGTGCGGAAATTACGACGCAGTTGCCGCAGCTCATCTCCGATCCTGACGCTATTGTGCGTATGGATAACGGACGGCTGAATATCCTTGCGGAAATGAAAACCGACAAGGGCAGCAGCGGCATAATCTCCATTGAGCTAAATACCGTCAAAGACATCAATTCCAAGTACAGCAAGTACAATCTTGTTGTATCGGCTTTCTCTGCAAAAGACAATTATGTGCGCAACCTTTTGCAGAAGCGCGCCGAGCGCGTCGAGTACATAAAAAAAGACCTTCCGCAAGTTAATCACCAACTGCATGAATCGTTGGCAATTTTTAACGAAAGGTCTAATGAAAAGCAGTCTACTTCTCAGTCGCCCAATGCCGAAACCCTGAACAGAACGTCCGAAACGCTACCGAGGATAAAAACTGTCTCTAATACTAGTATACGCGAAAGAGCTGAAAAGTCAATAGAAAAATCAAAAAATATTGAAAAAAATTCTGAAACCAAGTCAAATGAGGTGGGGGAAGAAGCAAGATATAGTATTGTTAACATCAACGCAGGTAGAAAAGCTGTCTTAATTAAGGATAATATTTTAGATGGAGTGTCTAAAAAAGACAGATTGAAAACCGTATATGACACTATGAAAAAATTTAGCAACGGAATCCCGATAGCAGGTGGGAGGTTGATAAAAGTAAATGCAATAACAAGAAATGAATATATAAATTCAAAAAATGCGCAATATCTGAAAGGAAATATTACAAAAAATACTATATTTATTGATAAAATGAAATCAAGCGGGCATTTAGATGAGATTGTGCTTGCTTCGGATAGTTACGTAAACGAAGGGTTAAAGCACACTCGAAACGACAATATTAAGGAATTTGCGCGTGGCAACGTTCTGTTGGATATCGCTGGTAATCAGTACGCGGCAAATGTGATAGTCGGCTTTACGGGCAGCAATATGATATTGTACGACGTGGTTGATTTTAAACCTACAAAATTTACTGTAACTGAACAAAATGGCAAAAAGATAGACGCCGCAGAAGGAGCGAACCCCTTTGAACGCGCGACGCCATCTACTACTAGTATACGCGAAAAAACTGAAAAGTCAACAGAAAAATCAAAAAATATTGAAAAAAATTCTGAATTGCGTTATTCATTGAAACCGTTTGCCGAGCAGGTGGACGACGTGCTTGCGGGAAAGCGCTCTGCAAACTTGGACTTATATGTATCAGAAACGCCGGATGTGTTTGTTAAGCTCGGGTTTCCTAAAACTCCTATGCTTATGCGTAATTCCAAAGTAAAGGAGATTCTGGAAAAGCATATGGAGATGAGCGTGGAACTCATCAAGCAGATTCCGGAGGCCATACAGAATCCGCTGTTTATACTGAAATCCAAAACCAATCCCAATGAGAGTGTCGTGGCTATTACGGAGATCGTGACGGATAAGGGCGAACTCATAGTTCCCGTATGGGTAAATCAGGACGGCGTGTATCTGGATATAGACTTAGACAAGCCGGTAACGGTAAAGACCAACTTTGTGGCCAGCGCATACGGTCGTAATGTAAAAGGCTTGCTTGAATATGCCGCGGACAACGACGGGATATTATACGTAAATTCGAATAAAGAAAAAGTCGGCGAACTCTTAACACGCCACGGGCTGCAATTGCCCGCTCCATTAAGAATTACCGACTCTAATATTAGTATACGCGAAAAAACTGAAAAGTCAACAGAAAAATCAAAAAATATTGAAAAAAATTCTGAATTGCGCTATTCATTGAAACCGTTTGCCGAGCAGGTGGACGGCGCGCTGGATAGAAAATTACCTAAAGGCGATTCTGTTTTGGTAAGTGAGCATACGCCGGAGTGGATAATAAAAGCTGGTTTTGATGATTTGCCGATGCTGATAACTCAAAAACATTTAAGAGATATAAATACACCTGAAGAAACGGTTGGTAAGGGTAATTATCATGGAATAAGCCGAGAAAAAATAAAGCAGTTGCCTATTCGCTTGCAGAATCCTGTAATGCTCATTGACAGTTTGACGGACTCGCGGAGTATTGTCGTGGTAACGGATATGCTTGACGACAAAGGACGTCCTGTAGTGGTGGCAGTTAGGGCTGACGGAAGCGGAATGTATTTAGGTATAGATATTAAGAGTAATTTTGTTACTAGTTTTTACGGGAAAGATGGCTTTGCTTCATTTATATTGAAACACATAAATCAAGAAAATCTGTTATATTGGAATAAAGAAAAAAGCCGTAAATTGTACGATACAATACGGGTCCAATTCCCGCAAGCCCTTACAACCTACGACTCTGATATTATTATACGCATGAGTGAAGCAAAAGTCAATAGTTTCGATAAAAATAATTTAGATAACCGATTCTCGTTAAAAAAGATAGACAGTTATACTGAAAAGCAATATAATGATTACGGCTGGGTTAGGGCGAACGACGTATTGAGCAATCGAGAGTACAGCGACTTTAATAGCAAACTGAACAACCTGACTGCGGAAATCCGACGGAATAAGACAGCGGCCGGAGAGTACATAATTCCGGTGAACGACATGCATAGCGACCGCTTCGGTATAAACAATGTGCTGGTGTTTGCCAAAGGAACATATCAAAACCCCAAAATTACGCGAATTATACGCATCAAACTGGATAATGAGACAGATATAGATTTAGTTAGGAGTAAGATTTATGAAAGCAAAGGAATTATTAGCGATAGTTACTGGGACGGGATACTCGAAATCTACAATGCAGAAACTTTTCAACGCCGCGAACAACGAGAAGGAAGCCGAGCGGGTGGCGGAACTGATTCGCAAGTCCAAAACGGAGAAAGAGGTACTGGAAGCGCTGGAGAGACTGCAGATCTGATTTATTCGCTTGAGAAGCCAACTGAAAAAGTCAACAGTTTACGTGAAAAAGGCGGAGATGAAAGAAATTCGTTAAAAAACGAAATAACAACTTATGGCAACGGAATGTCTGTAACCCAAAAACCGGGGAAATACAGCGAGGTCCTGACAAAGGTTAAGATCGATAAACTGTCTTATGGCGAAATGGCAAAGGACACTTGGACAAATTTTCAGATAAATTTTTCGGACGCGCAGACGGGTATTGTCAAAGCCGGAAAAAAATTGGGCATTGAGGATATAGACGCAAAGACTAATTATGTCCGCGCCGCATATAACGCTGCTAACAGTATGCTGGACGAAAATCAAGCGGATATTTCCGGTAAACGCGTCGGCGACGGACTTAAAAAAATATTTTCGCCGGTGTATAAGAAGGGTGAGGAATACGTTAAAGAATTTTATACCTATTTGCTGCTTAAGCATCATGCGGATAGAATCAAAGTTGATAAAACGGTTTTGGGAGATTTAACCGCGGCCGAGGCTTTGCAGCTTGCCGTTCAAAGAGAGATCAAATATCCGGAATTTAAGACGCTTGCCGCTAAGGTGTGGAAATACAACGATAATCTGCTGCAGTACAGGGTTGATACGGGATTGATTACCGCAGAAGCTGCGGCGGCCTGCCGTAAACTGTATCCGCATTACGTGCCTACTTTCCGTGAAGGCGGTAGCTCCGGTATCGGCGGATTAAGCGGAAAATACAATCTTGCGGTAAAAAGTACGCTTAAGACGGCAAAGGGTTCTACTCTGGACATTATGCCCATAGACGTTATTATGGCGCGTCAGACAATGGAGGTAGTAAGAGCCGGACGAATCAATCAATTAAAAAACAGTCTTTACGACGCGCTTGAGAGCAGACAGAATTATTCCGATATGCGCGTGGCCGGTGTTGAGCGCGTAAATAAAGTTACTGAAAAACTGCGCTTGACCGCGCCCGTTAAAGCCGAGCTTTATAACACGCTTGACGTTGATTATTCAACTATGCGGGATATGAATAATCAGATTTCGTTTTATAAGGACGGAAATAGAATTACGCTTGACGTTACGCCGGAAGTTTTTGCAGGCTTTGAGGATTTTGCGCCCAATACCGTTTACCGCGATAAGTTGATCGAGGTTGTGGCTAAAGGCAATACGATGTTCAAAAAACTTGTTACGTCGGCTAATCCGTTTTTTTTGGTTCGCAACTTTTTTCGAGATCTTCAGGACTCGTTATTTTATACAAAGCACGGTATCCGCAGGTTTCTGCCGTCTTTGGCTAAGGCTTATAAGCAGATTGCGACTAAAGGGGAAATGTGGAACGAATATCTTGCTGCCGGGGGCTTGTCCAGCGGTTTGTTTGATTATAATACGGGCATAAAGCGCGGCGGGACCGGTTTAAAGAGTTTGGCTGAGCGTGCGCTTAATAAGCTGGAATATGCCAATATGTTTATCGAGCAGGCTCCGAGGCTTGCGGAGTATATGCTGTCGCGGCAAAAAGGCCTTAGCGTCGAGCAGTCGCTGTTGGACAGTGCCGACGTGACCACCAATTTCGGACGCGGCGGTAAAACGGCTAAAATGCTTAACAGGACCGTTATGCCGTTTCTTAATCCATCGATTCAGGGCTGGAGCAAGCTTGTGCGCACTGTATTCGGCAAAAAGAACGTTTCTCAATGGATTCAGCTTATTGTCAGAAGCCTGCTTTTAGGTATAGGACTTACGGCGCTTAACGATCTGTTAAACGGCGACGATGAGGATTATAAAGCGGTTTCTTTACGCGATAAGGAAAATTATTATTTATTCAATATCGGCGACGGGCAATTTCTTAAACTGCCTAAGGGCAGGGTTTTATCCGTATTTGGTTCTCTGTATCTCAGAGGAAAGGAAAGCGCAAAAGGAAACGCTAACGCTTGGGACGGATACCTGGAATCGGCTGCAAGCGCGGTTTCACCGGTTGATAATTTTACAAGGACAATATTTTCTCCTTTGACGGACGCCGCGACAAATACTACTTGGTACGGCGGAGTTATCGAAGGCCGGGGACTACAGAATTTATCGCCGGAAAATCGTTATGACGAAAGCACAAGCGAAATAGCTAAAGCTTTGGGAAAGGCTTTAAATTATTCGCCCAAGAAGATTCATTATATTATCGATCAGTATTCGGGCGTTATCGGAGACATCGTTTTACCTATGACAACCGCTAAAAGAGAAAGGGGCTTGATTGCGAGTAATTTTACCGTCAATACGGCTGTGTCTAACAGGTATTCCGGCGAGTTTTACGACAAACTTGACGAGATTACTTATGCCAAAAACGACGGCGACAGAAACGCGGCTTTTAAGTACAGATATTTAAACGATATTGCCGGCGAAGTCAGCGATATGTACGCTAAGCGTAGGGAAATAGAAAATTCGGACTTATCTCAGCAGGATAAATCCGCGCAAAGCGAAGCTGTTTCGGTTTTAATAAGTCAGACGCAAAAATCGGCGGTAAAAGGCCTTGATGTTTTGGATGAGATATTGAATTCAATCGATTACGACAAACGCGTTGCTAAACTAACGCAGGGTTTCGCATATAGACAGCTTACAGATGACGAAAAGGAAAAAGCGGCAGTAAAAATGTATGATTACTATTATGCGTTGGCAATGAATAAAGCGTTCGGGGCAGAGCTGGACAGGAAGCAAACGATATGTAATATGATTAACGACGATAGGATTTTTATATATTTAGCGCACATATCTTCGCTTACAGCCGATACGGACAGCAACGGAAATACTATTAACGGCAGCCGTAAGAAAAAAGTAGAAACGTATGTTGACGGATTGCCGTTGTCGTCGTTGCATAAATATCTTTTAATGCTCCTTGCCGGTTATAAATTGGGAGATATCGGGAAAAACAAGGTTGCCGGTTATTTTAACGAAGCGGCTTTAGATAATTCAATTCGTGAGAATTTGTTAAGTTTTGTAGCGTAAAATAAAAAGACCTACGGAGTAATTCCGTAGGCTTTTATTTTTAATATTCTTTTTAGTTCACTTTGAAAATAATTTTGTCAATTAGCCTCATTGCGTCGTCCTTAAACAGGCACATGAATTTAATTAAAGTTTGCGTGCGCGGTATGCTGATACCGTGCTCGATATCAACGTAGCATCTCGGCGAAATTCCCAAAAGCTCGGCCATTTTTGTTTGCGGAATATCGAGCTCGGCGCGCTTGTTTATTATAGCATATCGCAGCTCTTGTTTGATTATATCCGTTTCGTTGTTCATTGTGTTTTTCCTCCGTGTTTTTGTTTACTGAATTTTTGTTTTAACAGTATAAAAAAGCTCGTAATGTTGTCGGTGTATTCGTTGCCGGTCAGGCGGCAATAAAACATGTAAAGATACGACAGGTATTTTTTTCTGTATCGGCAGAGCGTTCTGCTTGGTACGCCGGTTTTTCTCGGCAGTCCGTGCGTGCTGTCGGAGTATTTATAACAGTTATTATTCAGATAAATTTTTCGCATGACCTCCGCGTGCGCCGTGTGTTCGACCTTGTCGTAGCTGTCGAAAAAGTCCAGAGCCCTGCTGAATGCTTCGGTTATTTCGGGATTATCTTCTTTAGCGACAAGGGCTTTTAAAATCAGTCTTTCCGTCGGTTTAACCTTTTGATAGTGTTTCATTTTTCAACTTCCTTTGTAAAAAATATTTGATTAGGCCCTTAGTGGGCGAAAATCCTGATATATAAATAAGATATAATTTATTCAGCACATACAGTGGGGGATTGAATTATGCAAAAGATGAAAGCTGAAGAAGCATTGAAGTACGTTATCGAAACGGTTAAAAGTCATTTGCGCGAACTGTACGATTCAGAAGTCGTTGATACCGATTTTATTTACGGAGAGAAAACCGCTTATGTAGAGTGTCTTGAGCTTATAGCTTGCTGGGATTCGGCCGAGGAAAACGGCCTGGATTTCGATATTGAGCTTATGTTTCCGATATAATATTTTATCGCCCTATTGAAGTTAACATTTATAGCGTTACTTCATTATTGCGCCAATGGACTATTCAATTTTTCTGAGCTTCACCTCTATTTTAGAGCCGTTAAATATATTTGTCAAGAAAAAAAGAGGTTTTTATTATAAAAAAGCCTCTTTTTTTAGGTTGAATTATTTTTTGAGCCGTAAATTTACTGTGATTCTGCTGCCGTCAACTATGATATTTTTGATAAGATATTCTAGCAACGTGCGCTTTTGCCGCCGGTTGAGCATACTGTATTCTGCAATAGACTTTTTAATCGCTTCGGCGTTAGTCGGCGCGGACTGTACGGATTCAGTTTCTTTTTCTATCAGATTTTGCAGCTCCGCAATTTTAGAATCGTATTCGATTTTTCTTATAAGAAAAGTATCCTTGTCGATATCGCCGGAAAGATACAGGTCAAGCAGTTTGCTTTGCGAGCGTTTTATCGCGCCTATTTCGCTCATCATTTTATCTATGAGGCCGGGGGAGAAGTCGGCTTTGTTGTAATCGTCAATATTCAGATTGAGTACGTAATCCTCGACGATTTTTTCCAGCTCCTCGGCGCGGTAAATATCATTGTCGCATTTTGCCGGGTGATAATTTTTATCGCGCTTAAGTCTGGCCGCGCAACCGTAATCCCGGTAACGGTAATGCTTGGTGTGCGTACCGTCCGGCTTTTTAGTGTAACGCTCATACATTTTGCCGACGTATCGGTTTCCGCACCTTCCGCAAATCAGAAGTCCGGTTAAAAGATAGGGCGAGCTGTCCGAAAGCCGTTTAGTACGGTTTCTGTCAACTTGCGCCTGCGCCTGGAGAAAAAGCTCGTAAGAAATAATCGCTTCGAAATTAGTCCCTTTTGTGAGTTCTCCGCCGCGGTAACGGAAATAGCCGGCGTACAGCGGCCTTTCGATTATAGGCTTGCAGCACATTTGATTGTTGAAATATTTAACGTCCGGATAGGCTTCGCGGCAATAATCGTATAGCTTTCTGAAGGTATAACCGTGATTAACGTATAAATCGAATATCTTGCGTATAATCTCGGCTTCGGATTCTTCAATGAGGAGACGGTCGTTTTTCTTATCGTGCCGGTATCCGAAAGGGCAGCGCGTCCCGGGACACGTATATTTGCCTTCTTTGGCCCTTGCGATTTTGCCCATTTCCATGCGCTCTACAATAGTTTCACGCTCAAGTTCGGCAAAAGTAGCCATCATTTTTAATGCCGCGCGGCCGAAAGGAGAGGCTAGATCGAAGTTTTCCGAAAGCGAATAAAGAGTTACGTTACATTTATCAAAGGTTTCGACAAGTTCTAATACGTCCTTGACATGGCGTGAAAGACGGTCAAGCTTATATACCAGCACGGTATTTATCCTGCCGTGCTGAATATCGTTCAGCATTCGCTCCATATTCGGGCGTAATAAATCTTTGCCGGAAAAGCCCTCGTCGGAATACGTATCGACGACAGCATACCCTTGCGCGCTTGCGTAGTGCAGTAATTTATCCTTTTGCTCGCCTATGGAATATCCGTCGGTCACCTGTTCCATCGTGCTAACTCTGACGTAAAGAGCTGCTTTAATAATCGACATACATTATCACCTTCTTTTAGAGAGTATTATTTAATAAGATTTTGGAAAAAAGTCAACAAGGGGTTGACAAACGGTAAATTATCGCATATAATACAAGTAATCCAATAGCTTGGAGGCAGATGGTTTGTCCATCGGGCTTGCGTTTTGCAAGCCTTTTTTCATGGTAAGAATTTTAATCCCCATCCCCAAATTTTGTTGTATTCGGAATAAATTTTAGGTTTTATAGTTTCAAAAATTGATTTTCCATAATTTTCTTTATCAAAAGAAAGAAAACGGTATTTTTCTAGAATTCTATTTCTGATAGGTAGTGCAATTAAATCAGCAATTTGTAAACCTGCAATATTTTCATATTTTTTACGTATTTTAATTTCTTTTGATGTTAGTGCTTCTTGAAAAATATCGGCGTCCATGAAGTTTGTTCCATGTTTGTATAGTTGACTATAATAATCTGATAAATATTTATCATCTTCTTTGGTGCGAGATTCTATTAAAACATCTCCTACTCCGTAATGAGATTTTAGAAAATGACAATATCTTTCTAACATTACCATTAAACAGTAATGATATGGATTTTCACGCCAACTAAAGTATTTTTCTATGAAAGCTTTTTTATCTATTAGAACGCTTAAAACTGAAAAATCCCAAGTTGAAAGTAGTCTTTTTAGTTCATCATTGAAAGCATAACGTATTTTATCATTTTTTAAAACACGAAATTGATTCCGTTGGTTTATTATGTCGCTTCTATGTAATACTATCGGTTTATCAATAGGTTTTCCTAAAAATGCTGTTTTAAATATATTCATATCTTCATTAAGAAAATCTTGAACATAGTCTAATTCAATAATAACACCGCATAAACTTAAATAACGATGATTGGGATTGTCGCAATGTCCTAAATCAGAATTTCCGCTTTCGTCTATATAAAGTCTGTATCTTCGCTTGTCACTAAACATTTAATTTATCCTTAACACCCCCGAAGTGGGTTATTTTTGTTTTAAATTTTTCTAAACAAATAGATGACTTACCAAGAGAGTTTTTTCTTTTTAAATAAAATTATTTTTTATAATTGCTAGATAGGGTACTTTTAATAAATTTTTAAAAATCGTATAAAGTATTCAATTTTTGATTCAATATAAAATTTTTGATAAAATTGCAAGAAAAAAATGTAAAAATTTTACTCTATCAGTTGGAATTTGACGAAATATATTGTATAATGTAAATACACCTCGATAGCTATTAAAGTGAATAAAGTATAAAAGGAGGAAAAATGGATTTTCTCTATTATTTTATTGCGGCATTGTTGGAAGACTTAGAGTACGAGGATGGAGAAAAGCTACTTGAGATTATTGAGAAATATCTCGATAATATTAAGTAAATCGTCAGTTTGCTGAGGAGTTAAATTTTTAAATTTTTCTAAAGATAAATTATGAGAGCGCATTCTTTCAGCTATAGCAGTGGGTAAGTCTGTCGAAATAAAATCGGCAGACTTATTTTTTATATGCGTATTAACAATATTTTCGTAAGCATTGGGGATTTCAGTCCTGCCTAATAGATAATCAACGGAAACGTCGAAATAGTCGGCAAGCTTGTTGAGTGTGGCTATATCGGGTTCGCGTTGCCCTAATTCGTAATTGCCGTAAGCAGATACAGTAATACCTAAATATTTAGCTATATCCGTTTGTGTTTGTTTCAGTGCTTTTCTTAATGGTTTCAAAGTTTTCATGATATTTCACCTTAAAACATTTTAACATAAAGTGCAAATAAATTCAACAAAATGGCTAAAAATAGTTGACAATAGACAAAATGTGTGATAAAATATGATTAAGTTAGACGAAATGGCTAACTAATATAAAAAGGCAGGTAAAGGAATGGACGAAGAAATGCAAGACAAGACGCTCGAACGGATAATCGAGTATCTGACCACAAAAGGTTGGACGGATAAGGAAATCATTGAGATGCTTACATATTTAGCAAAAACGTAAAAAGGTAAAAAGGTAAAAAAGAAAAGCCGTCCGACGGAAATGCAAAAAGCGTAGGACGGCGATAAGGGAAGAGGGGCGAACAACCTGCCTAAGCCCCTCCGTTCCTATTATTATAGAGCAGAGGCAGGAAAAAGTCAAGGAGGTATAATGAATTTTA